CCCCGGCAGCAACTTCCGCATCAACAACCTTGAATTCCAGCGTGTGCCGGCGTCGCAGATGGTGCATTGGTTCAAGCCCTCGCGGGCGGGCCAACATCGCGGCGTTCCCGAGGTGGCCCCGGCACTCAAGCTCTTTGGTCAGTTGCGCCGCTACACCGAGGCGGTGATCGCCGCGGCGGAGACGGCGGCCGACCTTGCGGCGTTCATTCACTCCAACTCGCCGGCTGCCGAGGTCGACGAAATCGACGCCTTTGCGGCCCTGGAGATTTCCAAGCGGACGCTCACCACGCTCCCCGAGGGTTGGGACATCTCGCAACTCAAGGCGGAGCAACCCACGACGCAATACCCGGCGTTCGTTCGTGCGATCCTCAACGAAATCGCCCGCTGCCTGCAACTGCCATACAACGTCGCCGCCCTCGATTCGTCGTCTTACAACTACGCCTCTGGCCGCATGGACCACCAAGTCCACGCGATGAATCAGCGGGTCGAGCGTGACCAGCTAGAGCGGACGATGCTCGACCGCGTGCTCGCCGCGTGGGTCAACGAGGCGTCGCTCGCCGGCATCCTGCCCGACGGCCTGCCGCCGTTTAGCGAGTGGAATTGGGGATGGGTCTGGGACGGGAAAGACCACGTCGACCCGGCCAAGGAAGCAAACGCCGCCGAGACGCGGCTCCGCACGCTCACCACGACGCTCGCGAGCGAGTACGCCCGCCAGGGCAAGCGGTGGGACGTGGAGCTCCGCCAGATCGCCGCCGAGCGTGCCCTCATGGGCGAGCTCGGCCTCCAGATGGCCGACGCCGCACCGCAACCAATGCAGCCCGACGAGGTCGACGCATGAACGACGACTTCGAGGGCTTCGACGACATCTCCGACCTCGTGGAGTTCCTATGAGCGACAATCTCAAACTCGCATCGAACGTGACGTTTCTCCAGGCCGCCGATGGCGAAGCCGCCGCCGGCCCGAAGAAATTCCGCATCGTCGCCTACACCGGCGCGCCCATCCGCCAGGGCTGGAGCCGCGAGCCCGTCGTGATCGACCTGGCCGGCATGACGCTGCCGGCCACTGTGCCGATCGTGATGGGCCACGACTACTCGCTCGGCTCAATCCTCGGGCAAGGCCGCCCGAGCGTGCAGGGCAGCGAGCTCATCGTTGAGGGCGAGATCCTCGCCGACTCCGACACCGCCCGCCAGGTGCTCGCGCTAGCCGCCGCCGGCTACGAGTGGCAGGCGTCGGTTGGTGCCGACGTGGGTCGGCATCTCAAGTTCGGCGAAGACCAATCCACCACCGCTAACGGTCAGACCCTCGTTGGGCCTGTCCGCGTCGTACGGGCCTCCACGCTGCGGGAGACCTCTTTTGTGACCCTCGGGGCCGACCGCAGCACGGCCATTTCTATCGCGGCCGCAGAGGCCGAGGAGAACACCATGGCGGAATCCGCCAACCAGAAGCCCGCGGACGAGGTCGTCGAGACCCCGGTCGTGGAAGCCACGGCGACGGACGCCGTGGAGATCAAGAGCAGCGTCGAGGTCACCGTGAGCGATGAGCTCAAGGCCGCGATCGAAACCCTCACCAAGAAGGTCGAAGACATGCAGAAGCTCAACGCCACGCGCGACGAGCGGCCCGCCGCCCCGGCGGTCCACGTCGCCACCCACGCCCCGCTCACCTCCGAGGTGGTCGAGGCTTCGTTCGCCCTCCAGGGCGGCCTGCCCGGTGCCGAAAAGAAGTACGACGAGAAGACGCTCGAAGCGGCCCACAAGGCCCGCCGTGAGCTCTCGCTCGGCGAGGTGATCGTCCAGGCGGCCGTGAGCAACGGCTACGACGGCCCGCGTCGCCTGAACGCTGCGACCCTGCGTCCCATCCTGGCTGCCGCGTGGGCGACCCACTCGATCGCCGGCATCCTGAGCAACACCGCCAACAAGTTCCTCCTCGCTGGCTTCGACAGCGTCGAGAGCGCCTGGCGGCAGATTTCGACGGTCCGCAGCGTGAACGACTTCAAGACGCTCACGAGCTACCGGCTCAACGGCGGCTTCAAGTTTGACAAGGTCGCCAACGGTGGCGAGCTCAAGAACGCTGCGGCCGGCGAAGAGCAGCGGACGATCTCGGCCGACACCTACGGGATCATGACCTCGGTCACCCGTACGGACCTCATCAACGACGACCTCTCGGCGTTGACGGCCGTTCCGCAGCGGATCGGCCGCGGTGGTGCCCTCAAACTGAACGACGTGTTTTGGGCTGAGTTCGTCGATGATGCGTCGTTCTTCACGAACGCCCGTGGCAACCTGTCGGCCGGCTCGCTGGCCTTGAACCTTGCGAACCTGAAGGCACTCGCCACGCGGTTCCGCAAGCTCAAGGATCCCGACGGGAACCCCGTCGCGGTCGAGCCGCGGATTCTTCTCGTGCCGGTCGACCTGGAGCTCGCCGCCGCCGAGATCATGGGCTCGACCCTGATCCAGAGCGGTGCCACGGGCGGCCAGCCGGATCGGAACGTCCTCGCCGGTCGGTATCAGGTGGTCGCCTCGACATACCTCACCAACACGACCGACTACTACCTCCTCGCATCGCCGGCCGACTTGGCTGTGATGGAGGTCGCGTTTTTGAACGGCGTGCAGTCGCCTGTGGTGGAGACGGCAGAGGCCGACTTCGCCACGCTCGGCGTGCAGATGCGCGGCTACTTCGACTTCGGCGTCGCCAAGGCCGAGTACCTCGCCGGCGTCAAGTGCGACTCCGCGACGTGATCTAACCCCGGCGGGCTGGTGATCGTGCCAGCCCGCCGGGATCTTCAACCCAAAACCACAGAAAGCAGGTGATCCAGATGGCTTCTTACGTTTCTAAGGGCGACATCCTCGACCACACGCCGGCCTCGGCCGTCGCGGCGGGCGACGTGGTCGTTGTTGGTGCGATCGTCGGCGTGGCCCCCCGTGCCATCGCCGCCGGCGCGGTCGGCGCGCTGGCTGTCGAGGGCGTGTTCGAGATGCCGGTCGCCACGGGTGCCACGGGTGCCCAGGGCTCGGCGATCAACTGGTACGCGGTCTCCGGCGTGGCTCATGCCTCGACTGGCGTCGCGGCTGGCAAGCTCGCCAAGCCGAGGCTCGTCGGCGACACGTCGGTCCACGTCAACCTCAACAAGTAGTCCACACCGCAACCCCCGGCAGGTGCGCCGCCTCACGGTAGGCGCGCCGCCGGGGCGTTGTGGGCTATGGAGGATCTATGCCCGACTTGTTGGCGCAGGGTGCATCGTGGCTGACGGGCCAGTTAAAGACTGCCGCCGGCTCGACGGTCACCTACACACGCGGCAACGAGTCGGCCGAGATCGTGGCGACGATTGGGCGGTCGAATTTTGAGGCGGCCAACCAGAGCGGCGTGATCGAACAATGGGAGTCTCGCGATTACCTCATCTCTACGGCGGACTTGCCCTTCGGGCTGCCCGAGCGTGGCGACGAGATCATCGAGGGGCAAAACGGCGGCCTTGTAACGTATGAGGTGACGAGCCCGCGTGGCGTGCCAGAGTGGCACTACGGCGACGCCTTTCGCTCGATCATCCGCGTCCACACGATCGCCACCGACCAGGGCGTGATCTACCTCACGACAGAGAACAACGAACAACTCACAACTGAGGCCGGCGAGTTGCTGGTGATCTGATGGCTACCAAAAAGATTTCCCAACTCGCGCTCGCGACCGGCGTCACCGGTGCCGACCTCGTGCCGATCGTGCAGGGCGGCGTGACGAAACGCGCCCTTGTGTCGAGCCTCGGCGGGATCGGTGCCACAGGACCGACTGGCGCCGCTGGCGTGGCTGGCGTTGGCAGCACCGGACCGACGGGCGCAGCCGGCCAGAGCATCACGGGGCCGACAGGCCCGGCGGGCGCTGGCGAGGTCTACCAATCAGACATCGCCCCGGCAGTGGCCGGCGTCGGCGCGACGTGGCTCGACACGGCCACCGGAAAGTATTTCACCCGCTACGCCGGCCTGTGGATCGAAGTCGGCGGCAAGCATTACCCGTGAGGCTGTAGATGCCGTTTTTCAGTCTCCCGACGGGTGGCTCTCCTGTGCTCGCTGGCAGCGGTGCGCCGACGGGTGCGCTCGGCAACATCGGCGACCTCTTCATCGACACCGCGAACAAACTGCTTTACGGACCCAAGGCCGTGGGCGGGTGGCCGAGTGGGCCGGTTAACCTAAGCAACGGCCCGACGGGAAGCACGGGGCCGACGGCGCCGGCGACCGCCTTGGCGGTCGGCACTGTTGCGACTGGCACGTCGGCAGCGGTGACGATCACCGGCGTCGCGCCAAGCCAGACGATCTCGTTTGTCATTCCGCAAATCACGGGACCGACGGGCGCGTCTGTGACCGGCCCTACGGGAAGCCAAGGCGCTGCATCGACGGTGACCGGGCCTACGGGCGCTGCGTCAACCGTTACAGGGCCTACGGGAAGCACGGGAAGCACTGGCCCGGCTTCAACGGTTACCGGCCCGCAGGGCGCCACGGGCAGCACGGGCAGCACGGGAGCCACGGGCGCAGCCTCAAACGTCACCGGACCGACGGGTCAATTTCCGTTTGCGGCGACAGGGCCAACGGCTCCGTCGCTCACGCTCGCGGGCTCGGTGTGGCTCGACGATACGACCGGAAAATACTTTGTTCGCTACGCCGGCAACTGGATTGAGATCGGCGTACAGGGTGAGCGCGGCGCGACTGGCGCCACGGGCGCAGTTGGCCCACAGAGCACAGTGGCCGGGCCTACGGGCGCTGTATCAACTGTGCCTGGCCCTACGGGTCCGCAAGGCAACTCAATCACAGGCCCTACGGGCGCCGCATCAACCGTGACTGGCCCTACGGGCCAGGCCGGTGGTGGTGCAAAACTTGGCCTCGTGCTCGCTCTGACATAGGACTCCCATGGCAAACCCAAACATCAACTCGGCCAATAACGTCTTCGCAGCAAATGCAGCGGTTTCGCTCACGACTACTAGCGCGACGCAACTGATTAGCAACGCGGCGAGCAGCGGAAAAGCGTACCTCATCGACTCTATTATCGTGAGCAATGTCGACGGGGCTGCCGCGTTCGACGTGACCGTGACGCTATTCCAGAGCGCAACCAACACCGGCACGGCCTTTGAGCTCGCATCGACGATCAGTGTGCCTGCCGACGCATCGCTCGTAGTCGTCGCCAAGGACATGGGCGTCTGCTTGCTCGAAAACCAGTCGATCTACGTCACTGCCGGCACTTCGTCGAAACTCAAAGTAAACGCATTCTGGAAAGAGATTTCCTGAGTCCACAAAAGGCCATAAACCATGCCCCTCACCTTCCCATCGTCGCCGACGCTCAATCAAGAAACCACGACCGGCGGCCGCACCTACAAATGGAACGGCCAAGCGTGGGAGCTCGTGGGCTCTGGCATCGCCGGCCCCACGGGCAGCGTCGGAGCAACAGGCCCGACAGGCGCGGCTGGTAGCGCCGGAGTGGCCGGCAGCACGGGACCGACCGGCGCTGCCTCAACCGTTCCCGGCCCCACGGGCGCAACGGGCGCAGCGTCTACAGTGCCTGGGCCTACAGGCCCAAGCGTTACGGGGCCGACGGGCGCCTCCTATACCAACGTGGTCGTCACGCCGACGGCCCTAGCGGCCAACACCACAGTAACCGGCTACAACCCCGGCTCCGGCGACATCTACCGCCTCGCGGTCACGGGCTCAACCGGCGTCGTGATTCGAGACCTTGGCATCACCGGCATCAACGGAGACGCCAAGCTCCTCGTCAACGTAGGGGCCACGGCCCCGATCACGCTCAACCACGCGACCGGGCCAAATGCAAATGCCCGTTTCGCGGTGCCTGGTGCCACGAGCTACGTCATGAACGCCAACGGCGGCGCGGCTTTGATCGTCTACGACTCGACCTCGGCCGTCTGGCGGGTGGTGTAAATGCCTAGCCGTGCGGGCGGATATATCGGGTTTCGTCGCGTGCCAACGCGGCCGTCGGCGTCTGGCGTCTGGTCGCTGGCGGACGCCGAGTCGTACAGAAGGGCAAACATCTGGCCGACAGACTTTGATCCAGAGTTTGCAAACGTAGCGGTTTTGTTGCACATGGACGGAAGTGGCAGCACGTTTGTGGACTCTAGTGGAACGCCGCAAGCAATCACCGCTGGCGGCAACGCAACCCAGAGCACAACGGAAAGCAAGTTTGGTGGCAAGAGCGCGTATTTCGACGGAGCAGGAGACTCGCTGTCGTTTGCTGACATACAGCTTGGTACGGGCAATTTTACCGTGGAGTTTTGGTTCAAAACAAACTCCAGCACTCAATACGCGCAGATGATCGGAAACGAGTCATCTGGCGGAACAAGTGGCTTTAGTTTGTTGATAAACAACAACAGCAGCACGGGCGGGCAGGTTGCTGTTTATCGCGCAGGAAGCTTGGTTGTTTCTAGCTCGTCTGGAGACTGGTCGGACGACGCTTGGCATCACATCGCTTTTGTGCGGTCTGGGACAACCGTGACGCTGTACCTCGACGGCACGTCGTATGGATCTTCGACAGACTCTAATTCGTACACCGGCTCGACATACTTCATCGGCCGAAACAACGTGTTTTCTGGCCGCGATTTCGTCGGGTATATCGACGAGGTGCGTATAACAAAAGGCGTTCGCTACACCGCCGCATTTACGCCGTCTGGCGTTGCTTTTCTTGACGGCTAGGCCCTAATCAAACCAAAGCGAATAGTATTTCCATGGCACTGCAAACGCGATTCATGCGGCCGCTGGCAAGGTTTCAGTCGCAAGCAGCATTTTCGCCTCTCGCCATTTCCGGCCTGAAACTCTGGCTGGACGCCGCAACGTCTTCGTCGATGACGCTTAACAGCGGCAACGTATCTGAATGGTCAGATTTGTCACCAGAGGGCAACGACGCCACGCAGGCTACAGCGCTTAACCAACCGGAATACGTCGCAAATTCCGTCAATGGACTAGGTTCCGTCGTGTTTGATGGATCAAGCGACACCTTGTCGGTAACGGTGCCAGGGATCAGCACAGCCGGCACGCATTGCGTCGCGTGGGTGTTCTCGCGTCTAGGGAACGGCAGTGACAACGACTACAGTCCCACGATTGGAATTTTGCAGCAAAACGCCGACCAAGGTGCGTTGCATTACGTCAAAGGAAATCTGTCTGGTGCATCGTACCCGTACTACTCAGAAAACGCTGCCTCTGGGACTTTTTACGACGGTAACGGAAGTTATTCCGTCGACAGCGTGGAAGTGATGTTGTTTTCTCTGGCAGATGGCGCATATTCCGTTTTGAAAAACGGAACTGAGGAAGGAAACGGCACGTTGCCGGAATTGCCAGGGACAAATGCGCTTGGGTTCGCGCTTGCGCACCAGCCAAGCCCGCCGCGATATGCAAACGTTCGCCTCTGTGAAGTTGTCGCGGTGTTTAACCAGTCATCGACGGACGAGCGGAAATTGGAAGGCTACCTCGCGCATAGATGGGGGCTGGAATCCAAACTGCCGTCAGTCCACCCATACAAGGACGCGGCCCCATGATGTATTTTCGCTCTACGCCAGCCGCATATGAGTCGATCCGGCTGCAACTGGATGCGGCGTGGGGTTATCCAAACGCCGAAACAAAAACAGAAACGGCGATTCCGCCCGTCGGAACTCTGCCCAGCGATTCCAGCGGGCGCGTCTACCTTGCCGTACCTGACGAGTACGCGACATACGAACTCATCGCGTCTCTTCTTCCGACGCTTATCGCTGACGGCGTGATCGAAGAAATCACGGAACAGCAATACCGCGACGTACTGCCGAAGGCACCTCCCGGCAGGTACGGCACATAGCCGCAGCGACGCTCTTCACCTTAGAGAGAGACGGGCGTGAGCGACGTTCCGGAACTGGACAGGCTCATTGAAGATCACGAAGTTTTCCGCACGAACATGCGGTGGAACCAGCGTGACGCGATCTTTACGGCGTTGCTTCGCTTGCAAATCATTGGCTTGGTAGCGTTGTTCACCTGGGGGTTTTTCGGACTGGCAGGGCTGGCGGCTTTGCCATTTGTGTGGCAGTGGGTATGCAAGGAGCTAAAGCCTCCAAAGCCGCGCGATCCGTTCCGGCGATACCGGGCCATGTGACGCTCTTGCACCAGCATACGGCCACGCAACCGGCCACGCCGTTTGCAATTCCTCTGCACATTTGCGGAAGTGACGAGGGTTTGTAAGCGGCCACGAAATCGGCCGAGATGGCATTGCGCGGCGTGACGCACCCGGTACAATCACAGCCATGAACGACATCGTAGAACGCCTACGCCGCTGGACGCACGCCGCTGACGCTGCACCTGCGAGCGACCTCATGGACGAAGCCGCAGCCGAGATCGAACGGCTCCGTCTTACCGACGCGGAGCGGGAAGTGCTGGGGCGCGTCGCAGACGATGCGGGCTACCGGGCGCTAGAGTGGACGGAGCGGGTGGTGAGGGGGCTGCTAGAACGGACGAAGTGAGAACGCCGAAGATGAGCGGCATCGCCACGGAGGACGATGATATGACGAAAGACGCTGCGGCGATGTCCGCTCCATCGGCTGGTTCTGTGAAGTGCATCGCGTTCGACTGCTTCGGCACTTTGTTCGATATGTCTCCAATCCCGCAGGAGCAGATCGCGGACTACGTTCGGCACGTTCGCAGCGACAACTTCACGCCGTACACGTTCCCCGAGGCGTGGTGGCACCTAAAACCGCTCCCTGACGTACCGGACGGACTCCTCCGGTTACGAATGGCTGGCTTCACATGCATGGCGTTGAGCAACGGCAGCGTGGAACTCATTGACCGGATTTCCTCCGGATTTCGGTTCGACTGCATCGCCGACCTTGCGGCAGAAAGAGTCTACAAGCCTCACATCGACGCCTATCGCGTGGTGCAGAAATACACAGGATTCACGCCAGCCGAGACACTCATGGTCACTGCTAATCCGACGTTCGGGGACATCGAAGGCTCGGCGGCCATCGGTATGCCGTCGCAGGTGATTCGGCACGGTCGGCCAAACACGGTGATCGAACTGGCGGAAATGCTTGGGGCGTGATTTACAGAACACGCAGGATAAGCGGCGGCTTCGCCGTCCGCTTCATCCGCCGGTTATGGCTGCGGCGAGACAACAGGAGAGATAGCGATGAGATGGAAGATGATCGACAGGCCAGCCGAAGGGAACACAATCAGCCAGTGGTTCGCGTTTTGGCCCATTACGGTCGGCGGCGAAACCCGGTGGCTGGAGTGGGTCGCGGTTGAATACCGAACGATCATCGCCTACGGCAAAGGCACCGGCGACGGGAAGATTCACAAGCACGCGGTGCGGTTCATTTCATAGCCATAACGCGCAGGATCAGCGGCAGCGATGAAAGGACACACCATGCCGAAAGACGTTGAAGAGCTGTCCGCTGCATCCGCTGGTTCTCCGTTCCTGCTGGGATTCGTCATCGCCCTTTCAGGCTTTTGCGGATACTTGCTGAACAGGATCGCTGCTGTCTCGCATCGGGTGGACATGGCGATCATGGTGCAGCAGTCGCAGGACGCGAGGCTTGACTCACTGGAGAAGAAATGACGCATCCACCATGCGTGGGCTGCGATGACCCGTTGTCGGCAGGCCAGTTGGCATCGGGTCCAGTTTTTTTGCTACGAAACATGACACAGCGATCCCGGCGGGCAGGCACCGCACCGATAAAGCGGCCCGCCGAACCCGCCGG